TGCGATAGTGCTCTAGACTGCCTGTTTCTATCTATTTGTTTTTCATATCTTTTTTCTCTCATTGTCTAAAAGTATTTTCTATTTTGGTCCACACGCTGTGAGTACCACTTATTGTATCTAAAGGGCATGAGTTAGAAAAATCTAAGTACCTACCAGATCTTCTGTCATATTTAAGTTCTTCTTCCCCAGGTACACCCACAAGTTTCTGGAACTTAACCTTTTGAACTGTAAATTTAACAGAGGTATTACTTATATCCATGGAGTCATTCCTGTGTATACAGATAACATTATCTGCTTTATTAAACCAATTCTGACTACCACTTATATCATAAGCAGTTGGTTGTTTATAACCACCTCTTTCATCTCTATCCATTTTCCTAGGATGTGCTATTATAATAAACTTAAGATCATTAACTTGTTCAAATCTTCTTATCTTTGTTAAGCACTCTCCTATATAAGTAGTTTCATCCTTACCCTTAAAGTTGTGATCTAACTGATTAAATGGGTCCAGTAAGCAACCTTTTATTCCGTACCTCATTACAAGATGTTTAAACTTTGATAGTATATTATCTAAAGAGAAATCATCTTCAGGGTAGATAGCAAAGAAGTGTTCGTGTAAAAAGTTTATAGCTGTTTCATAGTCATGTATATTCATTCTATCACCCACATCAAGATCGGATGTGTTCCCTATATACATCTCTGCTAGTGTGTCAAATAAATCTCCAATAGGATAATTTTCTGGAGAAAAAACACCCCACTTCCATCCATACATAACAGATGCGTTTAACATTATTTGTAAGGCCATCATTGTTTTACCAGACCCTGGTATACCCGTCCAAACATCTAGCTCTGAAGTTCTTAAGGTGTAATGATTATTCAAAACACTGTAGCCAGTTGTTAACCCCTTCTTCTTTCCGTTATTAAATACATCAATCATATATTCTTTTTCAGAATGGACGGTAAAAACTCCGTCAACAGGGTAGGGCTCTGCGTTAGATATAGCCTGTGATATTCCTATCGGACCCTTTTTAAGTAGCATTTCATTAGCGTCCTTTATACCATCAGGTAGCTTTACTATAAAACACCTCTCCCTACCAAGTCTTCTGCTTATTTCTTCTAGTAGAACTCTTCCATTTACATCGTTATCTGTACATAAATATATTCTCTCCTTATCCTCAAAGTATTCCCAGCAACTATCAAGATAAGAAAACTTATTATTAAAGTTTTTTGTACCAGGATTAGGTGCACCATCAGGAACAGAAACGCAATTTATATAACCAGCTACTTCCATAGCTAACTTATCCATCTCACCTTCTACTATAAGAACTTCGTTACAATCATTAATATCATCTAGTCCATAGAATATCTTTTCAGCATTTTTTACTTGCTTAAAGTTCTTCTCTCCATCCCTGTACTTCACATTAATAAGCTCACCTTCTCTATAATAATTAAAACATATTACCTGCCTTTCTTTAGATACTTGAGGCATATATTCTCTCTTCTGTGTGATCTTATTTCTTTTAATAACATCTTGAGTTATACCTCTAGTGCTAAACCATTGTAATGTTTCATCAGAAAGATCTGTAGTATTACTTAATGTTGGTCTATTGTATTGGATCTTTTCTTTCTTTGTGTAAGTTTTATGAGTGTTTAATATACCACTGTCCCCACAATGATGACAAACATAAGCCCCTGTTTCACCATTAATAGCAAGACATTTTTCGTTCTTCTTCTTGCGATCATGGGAACAGTTATGGCAAACCTCTCTGACCTCGTCAGAGCTGTTTGATTTTAATTTTATTCTATCGTTCTTTAAGCTCATTATCTAAATAGTTGGTCTACATCAAAATCTTGTTTAACTTTTTCTTTTGTTATTTCTTTTTCATCTCTCCAGTATTCTCCATTTAACCAAGTTAAAGGGTTTTTTCTGTACTTAATTTCAGGGGTTGTTCTTATGTACTCTATACAAGAAGATACTATCTTACCCATATTAGTAATACTGTACCTCATAAACTTTTCCTTACACTTGTGCGTGCCTATCTTTTTATTATAAGAGTCCCAGAAAGTTTTAAATAAGGCCTCTTTTGTTTGTAGGTCTGAGTCAGATTCTTTTATAACTCTTCTTTCTTTATGAAGACTCTTTGATTTGAAGTGTGCGTCTAAATTTAAATAAGTTTGTTTACAATCTTCTTCTAGATCATACGTAACAACTACAGGCATATCGCTATACTTAGTTAATACGTGTATTGTTTTTTCTATTCTAGTAAAGCTTGTTATAGCATTACTGTCTACAGACATATTGTTTTTTAGTTTTAAATACATATAGGTTTTTAGTTTTAATTAGAGGGGTGCCTTTTAGAACACATCGTAGGTCGTGGACATGACTTATTATAAACGTCTACTAAAGACACCCTTCTATGTTTCTTTAATAAAAAAAGGGAGGCTCTCACATGCTTAGCTAACACCTCGAGGTTGCTTTGGGCCCAGACACATGAAAGGGTTAAACCGAAAGCTTACATGTACGAATGAGAAAATCATATCTACTTATATCGAGCACCTCCCTTTAGTTATTGATTAAATTAAAATGGTAATGGTTCTTCAACCTTAGACTCTGTTTTAGCCTCTGGTTTGAAGTCGTTGATTTTAACATAGTGAGTCTTACCATACTCATTCTCACCATCTCTATTAGCACACATAGTAAGGTTTACATATTTCTTACCTTTGTACTCATAAACGTGATCCTTAATTTTCATTAAGTCAACACTAAAGTTAACGATAGATCCTCCATCATCAAACTTTTTTTCTTTACCGTTTCCACAGTATACAGTTTCATTTTTTTCCATAATTAATAATTTTATTTGTTAATAATACTTGTTAAATCGTCAAGCTTGCTCTCAAGGTTTAGTAGACGAAGGTGAAACATCCTCATTGTCTCCCCATGATCATTTAAGTTAACGGATTTATTATCGTGGTTTGTCTCCACCAAACACTCCATTATAGAGTGGTATTTGTTTTTATAAATTCTGTCAAATTTAATATCCATTTCGTGCATCTTTAAGGCATGTAAAATAGATGAGTGAGATTTATAACCTAAGCTTTCGGCTATTTCTTCTAAAGATAATTCTAAAGAAGATCTCATTACGCTACAAGCTGTGTTTCTAGCTTGAACAATCTCCCTTCTTCTACCAGAAGTAACCATTAATTCTTTTGGAGGTATTCTATGAACCTGACCTATAATAGTTACTATATTGTTAAGCCTTTCTGTAGCTACATCATCCTTTAATATTAAATAATTTTCTAAAATTTTCTTCATAATTTTCGGTTTTTAGTTTTTTCATTATTTGGTTAGCACTTTTACAAGGGAAAAGCTCAGGTGATCTCATATACTTTCTTAGTGTTGGTAATGATATTCCTGTTAATTTACTAACCTCTTTTCTAGTAATTTTATTTTCCTTCATTGTTCTTGTTAATGTATTCATAGCTTTAGTTTTAAATTATTTCTTGGTGAATATAATCGTAAGGGTCCTGATCCTTATTTATAAAATATGTTTTATAAACCTGTAATAAAAACTTGTATTTATCTCTACCTGTTTCTAATAGTTCTGGTCCACATATATAGATGCCTAAGTTAAAAGGTGGTGATTTCTCTATAACAATAAATATAAACCTTTCAGCCTTAAGTCCATCAGAGTAATATGCAGACTGACGGTCATAAGAATATTTTTTTACAGAATACTTAAAGCCACTTGGACTAGCATCTGTAGTTGTTTTTATATCAACTAAAGTTTTTGTATCATTATTCCAATAATCAGCCTTACATTTACATAAAACATCTACATCCTCATCTCTCCAAGCTTGAGGTAGTTCAGCCTCTCCACCAGATAGTAAATCCATACACTCATGAGACGAAAATAATCTATTTCTCATTCCAATTAAAGATCCATGATCATCTTTTGTTAATATAGTGTTACCCACATTGTCCTCGTTAAATTTAGATATAATCTCTTTACCCTCTTTTGTTCTTTTATTTACATCAGGCTCTACAACAACTTGTTTGTCAAATTTTTTAGGTTCTAACATACATAGGTGAAAGGCTCTACCAAACTTTAAAGCCTTTGTTTCAGGCCTTAAGCTAGGGTTATTGCGATAGTGATCGTAGTGAGCTGGACTTTTAGAAAGTAATCCCAACTGAGAGTTAGTAATATACTTAAAGTCCCCGTAATAATTTTCGTCTGAACGAAACTTTTCTATATCTTCTTTATACATATTATAATTGTTCTTCAAGGGTTGATTTCTGTGCATTAGTCATGTCATATTTGTGCATATGTTCTTTAACAAGGTCTGGGTGACCATCTGCTATAGATTTTAACATAGCCTCAAACACTTTAGTTGTCATTTTCTTTTTACCCTTTGGCTTTGTTTTTACAGATTCTTGTGCTATAGCCATCTGAACTTCATTAGCAGATGCTACACTTGAGTCAATACCTATACCAAAATTAGCTAATGCTCTACCCCAAGCAGATGTCTCACAATTTTCTACATGACTTGTTTTATTTATAAAACTTGAGTTCTTTGTTTCATGTGCATGTCCAGTAGAGACAATCCTACCACTAGGATCTACAACGTTTGCTACCATCACACACTGATCACTTGTGCATTCTATAATTTGAGTTGTTAACGAATAATCTTTATAGTTATTTCTAAAGTATTTCAATCTTTCTGATACTTCTACATAACTTTTCCCTTTGATGTTTATGGTTTTTAAGTTTGACATATTTTCTTTTTTTAAATTAAATTATACACAATAATAATAATATTTTTTCACTTTCACAATATTTATGAAAGTTTTTTTTAGTTTACCACTTATTATTTTCTGACTTGATCTGTAAAATACAGTTATATATAGGTTTTTTATTTTCTATTTTTTTTAAATAAAGATTAATTCTATCCTTATTTAGTCTCTGAACTTTTGACTCTATCATTTCTTTAGCTTTTTTAGAAACCATATAATGAGTTTTGCCGAAGCCTTTTTTGTTTTTTAAATTTTCTATTGTTTCTGGATCTTGTAGAGACTTTGTTAATATTCTTTTTAATTTTATTTCATTAACGTAATCTGAACACACAGATCCTGACATATTACTACTTGGGCTAACTGCCTTTGTTAGTCTTGAGTTATCTATTTGTCTTTCCATTTTTTAAGTATTTTAATTTGTTCATCATTTTTATATTGTACCATGTACATAAGTGCCACACTTTCTTTTTTAAAAAGCTTTATATCTGGGTTTGCTCTATACATTTCCTCGCTAATATCATCCCAACAACTTTCAATAATCTCCCCATCTTTAATAGTATAATAGGTGTCCCCCTCTTTAAATGGATACACTATACACTCTTTGATCTTTCCGTAGTAATAGTTAAAGTGTTTATTAGCATCGCTTAGAACTCCCTTTCTATATTTCCTGCCATAGAACTCATCATAGTTATCTTCAAATACTGCCTCATCTCCATATATTTCTTTTAATTTATCATTAGCCAACTCTCTCGCTAACTGTTTTGTTTTTATTTTTATTTTCATTTTATTTAATTTTAGTTAATCTATTTATTATATCCGTGATCAATAAAAGTACCCCTCTTATGTATATTAATATAAATAACGATACATAAAATATTATAAAGTACAGACCTATATCTCCCACTACTTCCCAGAACCCTCTCATTTTGTTTTATTTAGTTCATTATTGCTATATACCCCTAATAAATTATTAGTTAATGTTTCATATTCATCATACACTTCATTATAAAAATCGTGTGCCTTTTCTGTAAACATTAAGGTGTCTTCTTGCCCTACCTCACTTGAGTATGCAAATGTTTCTTCCCCAAATCTTTCTTCTGTTATTCTTGTTGCTAATTCATCTATGTACTCCATAAATATTGAATTATCTATATATATTTTACTCATAATTTTTAGTTTTTAATTATAATTTTCTTGCATTCTTAATCAAAGAATAATGATTATAAGTATCATTTAATACTTGTTCTATATCTTCCTTGTGTTCACTATTTAATAGTAAATCTATTAACCATTCTAATTCTCCATGAGGATCAGAATTATCTGTTCTAAACCACTCTATATAATTGTCTATTTTTTTCTGTAATTCATTCTCATTTGGTTGAGAATTTGCGTATTCTAAATCGTTTCTTGTTTTCATAATTTTATTTATCTGTTAATTGCACTCTTACATATTCTCCGTTCTCATCTTCATCTATATCGGCTACATTATATTCATCTGTTTCTATAATATCATCAATAAGAATATCTCCATGTAATTTAAATAATTCTTTTTTTATTTTTAATTCTACTATATCGTTACCATAGTAATCTTCTATTTTTATTCTCATAATTTTATTTATTTAGTTTTTAATTTTATTTATTTAGTTTTTTCATTCTCTCTAAAAATAGTTCAGTATTTGTTATAAACTGATCTACATCTTCGGACATTGAGTCCATTATATTACTTACTCCTTTTTTTTGTTTAAGTTTCTTGATATGTTCTTCGGCTAGTCCTTGCCCAAAGATTTTTAAATATTCATTTGTTGTCATAGTTATTTAGTTTTTAGTTAATAATTCTGGTTTATTTTCTTTTATCCAATCGTAACATCTTTTCTCATTCTCTGCAAACAACATGGATTGCTTTACATAATCTACTTGCCCATCATCATCTAATACTGCAAACTTTGAGTAGAGATAGTGTTTGATTTTATTTGAGTCAATAAAAAATACTTTCTTCTTATTGTGTATTAATTGTTTTCTAAATTGATATAGTTTCATGGTTTTTAAGTTTTTAGTTAATCTAATATAGCAAATAATTTTCACTTATCCAAATTACAGATGTTCTCATACTCCAAACTTTCTATAATTTGTTCTGTTGATAATGTGAATAAGAACATTTTGTAATCGTTATTAAATTGTTCTCCCACAATCTTGGGTAGCCTTTTCCTTTTGGTAACCCTTAGTAATTCGTTTACTAATTTTAATTTTAATTCCATAATTTTATTTATTTAGTTTATAATTTTTTAAATATTCTTGTACTACTCTTTGTACTTCCAAGTGCTTATCCTTGTTTCCAAATGCTTCGGCTAATACCTTGTTTAAGTTTTGTACTTGTTGATTCTTTTTTTTAGTTTTTATCATTGTTTAAAGTTTTTTAATTAATACTATTGACTTTGTTATTTTTTTCTTGTACCTTTCCCATCTTTGAGTCAAAGAAGTAAGAATCTTATTATAAAAATATAACTCTCTATACTACTACTCCTACTTCTTCTCCTCTTCTACAAACTACAAACTAATTTCTTGTATTAGGGCTACCTATATCCTTTCGTAACTCAAGTTCTTCATTTATATCAAAAATCTTCTGATGTAACTTGTTAGTGTATTTTGTTTTAAAGATTTCGTTACATTCTTCTAGCATTTGTTTAAGAACAGAGGTCTTATATCGCATGTATGGTCTGTCTTGCGATAGCGAATCTGGATCAAATGACACTTCTTTTTTTAGTTCTTCTATTAGTTTACATAATTCATTACCATTGAATATATGATTCTTGAAGTCTGACTCTTCTGTATCCTCTTCGTATACCATATCCTTTAGTTCTTTGTCTTCAAGGATTATGCAATCAGTTGTATATTGTAGGTTGCTATCCCATAGTGAGTGAGTATTATGCTCTAATAGTTCTAATAGTCTTTTTACTTTTGCTTTCATTTGTTTATAGTTTTTAGTTAGTAATATTTAATTTATGTTTCTTTAGTAGCTTGATAATCTCTTGAGTTATCATTTGAAAGTAATAATTACTAAAAAGGTTTCCCTTTCCGATTGATTGACTTACCATCTCAAATAGATGTTTTCTTATATTATTCTCATTATATGAATTATGTTCTTTGCCACTTATTTCTCTATGCCCCCCCTCAAATTCTAATGATTCATCTATATCTCCAAATTTAATATTGTGAAACTCAATAGCTTGTTCAGTTTGACTATGATATGTGTAAGCAAAGTTATAAGCTAGTCCTAGTAGATAATTCTCTATTCTTATACGGAGTATAGGGTAATCTCTTTTATTATACGGATGATTAAACTCGCTTTCAAATCTACTAACAAAGTGACTCATTATTTCTTTTTCACCAGTATTTTTAATACCATATGAGTCCTCTGCATCTTCTTTAATTATATTTAAAATATAGTTCCTTAAATTTTTCATATAAACTTTATTGCCTTTAAAAGTTCTAAGGTTTAAATAATTTAGTGCTGGTAATTTTCTACCATATATATTTATTTCTTGTTGAGTTATGCCCACTTGTCCTACTTGAATCATAGTTATAATTTTAAGTTTGTAATAGACACTACCGACTTGCGAT